AGTGGCGGTGGAGGAGCAACAGCAGCAGGACAAGATGCTCCAGGTCCTACTCAAGCTGGAGCTGGCGGAGCAGGTGCAACATCTTCAATTAATGGTACGCCAACTGGAAGAGCAGGCGGTGGAGGTGCTGGAGGTTCTGGTTGTGTTACAGCTGGAGGTGCTAGTAATGGCGGTGGAGCAGGTGCAGATGGTTCTCCTGGAGGATCAGGAACGGCTGGAACAACAAATACTGGTGGCGGTGGAGGTGGTGGAAGTGATGATGGTGCAGGTGCAGCAGGTGGTTCAGGTATAGTAATAATAAGATACAAATTTCAATAGGATATGATAATATAAAATTATGGCATCAACAATAAAAGTAGACAACGTACAAAATCAACCAGGTAATAATTTAATTAATAGATGTAGTGCAACTACAACTGTTGGATCTGGAGCAGGAAATACAATTAATGTGGATGGTGCAACTGTAACATTAGGACGTTGCGGTGGAACTGTCGCTCTTGCATCAGGCGCAACTCAAACCGGATTTGGTAGAACAGGAACTGTTGATTGGCAAACAGGTTCAATTAAAACTGCAACCTTTACAGCAGCCAATGGTGAAGGATATTTTGCTAACACTTCTGGTGGAGCTTTTACAATGAATTTACCAGCAGGTAGTGCTGGAAACATAGTTTCCGTTGTAGACTATACAAACACTTTTCAAAATAATGCATTAACAATTTCACCCAATGGTTCAGAAAAAATAGGTGGGGTAGCAGATGATGTTGATTTAGTTACAGAAGGTCAATCCGTAACTTTTGTTTATGTAGATGCAACAGAAGGATGGAAAAATATTCAAGATTCAACTTCTAATGTAATAGGTAATGCGTTTATATCAGCAACAGTAAGTGGCTCGTGTAATACTCTAGCAGTAGCGCCTTGTTGTGCTAATGTTAAAATTGCAACATTTAAAAATCCCGGAACATTTTGTGTTTCTGCTATAGCCCCTACAGCACCTGATAATGTGGTTTCTTATCTAGTAATAGGTGGCGGTGGCGGTGGCGGCGGTGGGTCTAACCCAGATGGTTCTTCTGGAGGCGGTGCAGGAGGATTTAGAGAAGTAAATAGTCCTTCATCTCCTTATACAGCTTCCCCTTTAAACGGATATCCAACTCCAGGAAATCTAATTACAGTTTCAGCAACAGCTTATCCAATTACAGTAGGTGGAGGAGGAACAGGTGGTGGTCCCAGCGGTTCTGCTCCCGGTGGTAATGGAACGGCAGGATCAAATTCAATATTTTCAACAACAACTTCAGCAGGTGGTGGTGCTGGTCACGGACACAATAATGCTAACTCAACTCCAGGAAATGGTGGTTCTGGTGCAGGTGCATCAGGTGGTACACCTAGAACTGGACAGACTGGTAATTCCCCTCCAACAACTCCCCCACAAGGTAATGATGGTGGCGGTGCTGGCCCGGGAGCTGGTGGTTCTTCTGGTGGTGGCGGCGGCGCTGGCGGAGTAGGTGTAACTGGTACACCTAGTGGTTCAGGTGCTGGTGGTAACGGAATTGCAACTTCGATTACAGGTTCACCAGTTACAAGAGCTGGTGGAGGTGGAGGTTCTGGTGCTCCTCCAAGAGGTACACCTTGCGGTGGTGCTGGACCAGGTGGTGGCGGAGCTGGTGGACCCGGTGGCGCTGGAACCGTTAATACTGGAAGTGGAGCTGGTGGAGGCGCTTGCAACACTGGTGGAACTGGTGGTTCAGGAATAGTTATAATAAGGTACAAGTTTCAATAATGAGTGAAATAAAAGTAAATAAAATTAGTCCAAGAACAAATTGTGGTACTGTTACATTAGGAGATAGTGGAGATACTTTCACAATTCCTTCTGGTGCAACAATTACCAATGCTGGAACTGCATCAGGATTTGGTGCAACAGGAGAAATTTCTTGGGACACAACAGTTAAAACAACAGGAACCTTCACGGCAACAGCTGGAGTAGGTTATTTTTGTAATACCTCGGGTGGAACTATCACAGTTAATTTACCAGCCGGTGCCGCAGGAAGTTCAGTAGCTCTTGCAGATTATGCAAGAACTTGGGATACTTCTAGTGTAACGGTTACTCCAAATGGATCTGATAAAATTGGTGGAACTAATGCTAATGCCACTTTAAGTACAGAAGGTCAATCTGTTACTTTTGTTTACATAGACTCCACTCAAGGATGGATTAATGTTATAGATTCAACTTCTAATATTACAGGACAATCTTTTATAAGTGCAACAGTGAGTGGATCTTGTAATACTTTAGCAACCTCTCCTTGTGGAAATTATAAATTAGCAACTTTTAAAAACCCAGGCACATTTTGTGTGGCTTCTCTGTCGACTTCTGCTCCAAATAATGCTGTAGATTATTTAATAGTAGCCGGTGGTGGCGGTGGAGCGGGAAATAAATATCATAATACTGCGGGCGGTGGTGCCGGTGCTGGTGGGGTAAGAGCTTCTGCTTGTACTTATACGATAGGACCAGCACCTGCTGCCCCTTTAGTGGCGTCTCCCGCTACAGCAGTAACAGTTACAGTACAAGGTTATCCAATTACAGTAGGTGCGGGAGGAGCAGGTGGTGATGCTCCCAATGGGAGTCCTCCCGATAATGGATCTAATGGAGCCAATTCAACAGCGTTAGGTTTAACCTCAACAGGTGGTGGCTATGGTGGTTTAGCAGCTCCTCCACAACCAGGTTGTGGATCCGAAGGAGGCGATGGTGGTTCAGGTGGAGGTAAAGGTGGGCCAGGTCCTTGGGCAGGTCCAGGATATGGATGTGGAAATAGCCCTTCCGTAACCCCTCCTCAAGGTAATCCAGGAGGTGTAGCAATGTCACCCTGTACTAATCAAGGTGCTGCCGGTGGTGGTGGAGCACTGGCTGTAGGAACAAGTGGAAGTTCTAGTGGCGGTGGTGCTGGTGGAGTTGGAGCAGGTTTTCCCACTGTTGCCGTAGGAACTGCTGGTGAAAGTTCTGGTGGATGGTATTATTTCGGTGGTGGCGGAGGAGGTTCAACATATGAACCTAATCCAAGTCCGAATCCAGGAGGGGCTGGAGGTTTAGGTGGTGGCGCTTCTGGTCAAAAGACTCCAGGTGCTAGTTCTTATCCTATTACTCTTGGAACAGCGAATACAGGTGGTGGAGCAGCATCCCCAGGTGCGTCTTGTTCTCCTACAGATTTTAGAACAGGAGGGACAGGTGGTTCCGGTATAGTAATATTAAGGTACAAATTTCAATAATTAATATGGATTTACATTTTAAATTAAGTATAATATAAGGAGAAACATTATGGCACACTTTGCAAAAATAGGAATGAAGGGAAAAGTTATTGCAGTCTTAACTTGCGGTAATGGAGATATGCTAAACGCTGATGGCGTTGAAGATGAATCAGTAGGACAACAATATTTAGAGAGACATAATAATTGGCCTGCTCCAATGTGGATTCAAACATCTTACAACACGCGAAGTAACAAACATAGTTCAGGTGATGACTCTAAAGCATTTAGAGGAAATTACGCAGGTATAGGTTATGAGTGGGATGAAGATAATCAAATCTTCTGGCCTAAATCACCTTTTGCTTCGTGGGTAAAGGATATAGCTACAGCTAGTTGGAAATCACCAATTGGTGATGCTCCAGCATTAACAGCGGAACAACAAGCTCAAAATGAGGCAGGAACTCATTTCTGGAGTTATGAGTGGAATGAAGCTGGTCAGTCTTGGGATTTATCAGACTCTAAAGCATAATTGATCTAGATCAAATCTTTTAAATCATATTGACATTATAATACCATCCTTTATAAAGGGAGTTGGTATGCATAAGAAAGTATTATCTGAAATAGATTTACATTATGGCACGATTGATATGCCTAAAGGTTTTGAAATAGACCGAGACAAACTTCAATCCGATATTTTATCTTCACAAATTAAAAATTCTAAATTTCCATTCTCTAGAGAATGGGATAAATTAAATACATATATGCGAGAGCATATAAATGTAGAACACCATTTTACTTTAGTGAATAAAGAAACGTGGGGAAATGCTTATAAACCCAAAGAAATTTCTATCCCTTTATTAAATATTGATCCAGTTGATTTAAGAAATTCTCCTGATTACACCTTCCTTTATGGAGTAAAAGTTAAAGACTGTAGTGTTCGAATACATTATGATCAAAATAGAAGAGCGGGAAGAAGTTGGGATATACTTTTAAAAAATAATTCATTTATTATGTTCCCTTCTACACAGATGTATTACATTACCAACAATCAAAAGGATTCTTTAAACTTTATTTTAACGACGACTTATGAATTTATCTAATTATTTTTGGTATTTTACTGGGGCTTTAACTCCTCGTTTTTGTGATGAAGTTATTAAATATGCCTTATCCAAAGAAGAAGTAATGGCGAGAACCGGTGGTTATGGTGATAAAAAATTAAACAAAGAAGAAGTAAAAAATTTACAAAAGAAAAGAAAATCTGATTTAGTATGGTTAAATGATACGTGGATTTATAAAGAATTGCACCCTTATGTTCACCAAGCTAATAAAAATGCAGGGTGGAATTTTCAATGGGATAGAAGTGAGTCTTGTCAATTTACTAAATATAAACTAAACCAATATTATGATTGGCATACTGATCCGTGGCATAAACCCTATGATAGAAAGAACAAGAATGATCCTGAGAATGGAAAGACTAGAAAACTCTCTATGACGTGTCAATTAACAGATGGTTCTGAATACACAGGTGGAGAATTAGAATTTGATTTTAGAGACTATGATCCAAATATGCGCGACGAAACAAAACATATTAGAACAGTAAAAGAGATATTACCTAAAGGCTCTATCGTCGTATTTCCTTCACACTTGTGGCATAGAGTCAAACCCGTAACCAGAGGAACGAGATATTCACTTGTTGTATGGCATTTAGGATATCCATTTAAATAATATGTTTATTAATCATTATTTTCCAACAACCATATGGACTGAGAAAAAACTAGACTTTGTTAAATCTTTAAACAAAGCGAGTGATCCATACATTAAAGAAGCTAGAAAAAATAATAAAAAATATATAAAAAAATTTGGAGATTTTGGAATAAGTCATCATTCCACGCCACTGACATTAGACAGTGAGTTTATGGATTTTAGGAATTATGTAGGTCAAAAGTGTTGGGAGTTTTTGGATCACTCAGGATTTGATATGACTAAGTATCAAACTTTCTTTGAACAATGTTGGGTACAAGAATTTGCTAAGAAAGGGGGCGGTCATCATTCGGCACACATACATTGGAATACTCACGTCAATGGTTTTTATTTTTTAAAAGCTAGTGAACAGACTTCTTATCCAGTTTTTCACGACCCGCGAACAGGAGCGCGAACGACTGCATTGCATATGAAACCAAATATTAAAGGGGTGTGGTCGGGCCACGAACAAGTTCATTTTAAACCTGAACCAGGATTGCTTATGTTTTTTCCAGGATACTTACAGCACGAATTTTCGGTAGACCACGGCAAAGCTCCATTTAGATTTATTCATTTTAATATAACCGCAGTATTAAAGGAGATGGCTAAAGATGTTTAAAAAGAAAAAGTATACAGTTATTCGTCAAGCTATCTCAAAAGACCTAGCAGCTTTTGTCGCTAATTATTTTTTAATGCAAAAACAAGTTTATGATACTTGTCAGGCGCGAAGATACTTTTCACCATTTGAAAATATAATTGGTAATTATGAAAATGAAGGAGAACAAATACCTCATACTTATTCTCACTATGCAAATATAGCTATGGAAACTTTAATGTTGAAGTGTCAGCCACAAATGGAAAAGGCAACAGGATTAAAATTATATCCTGCGTATACTTATGCAAGAATTTATAAAAAAGGGGATGTTCTTAAAAGACACAAAGACAGATTTAGTTGTGAAGTATCTACTACTATGAACCTTGGTGGTGATAACTGGCCTATATATTTAGAGCCCGACTCTTCAAAAGGTGGTGTTAAAGAAGGCGTTGGATATGTATCTGAGAACACTAAAGGCCTTCGAGTAGATTTAAAACCAGGAGATATGCTAGTTTATTCTGGCTGTGAGCTAGAACATTGGAGAGAAAAGTTTAAAGGTAAAGAATGTGTACAAGTATTTTTACATTATAATAATCGTAAGACCCCTGGCGCCAAAGAAAATATGTTTGACAAA